TGGTATCTGGCTCAATCTACGGTGGTGTCCCTGGAAATAAGATTACCGCTATTGCAGGAGAGTCTTCTACTGGCAAAACTTTCTTTTGTCTTGGGATTGTACAGCATTTTCTCGACAGTAATCCTGACTCGGGTATAATTTATTTTGAATCTGAGTCTGCTATCTCTAGGCAGATGATTGAAGACAGGGGTATTGCATCTGACCGTATGATGATTGTTCCTGTTGCAACCATTGAGCAGTTTCGTACTCAGTCTTGTAAGATTCTGGACAAGTACATGGAGCAGAAAGAGGAAGATCGCAAACCTCTGATGTTTGTACTGGACTCTTTGGGTATGCTTTCTACAGAGAAAGAGATTGCTGATGTGGCAGCAGATAAGCAGGTTCGTGACATGACTAAGAGTCAATTGATTAAGGGTGCCTTCAGGGTGCTCACACTCAAACTAGGGAAGGCAAACGTGCCTATGCTGGTCACTAACCATACCTATGATGTGATTGGGTCTTATGTTCCTATGAAAGAAATGGGTGGTGGTAGTGGTCTGAAGTATGCATCTTCTACTATCATCTATCTGTCTAAGAAGAAAGAGAAGGATGGCACTGAGGTTGTTGGTAATATCATCAAATGTAAGGCACAGAAGTCACGTCTGACCAAAGAGAATAGTCAGATTGAAACTCGTTTGTATTATGATCGTGGTCTTGACAGATACTATGGACTACTAGAACTCGGTGAGAAGTATGGGATGTGGAAAAACGTTGCTGGTCGCTACGAAATTAATGGTAAGAAAGTCTATGCTAAGGCAATCTTAAAAGAACCTGAGGAATACTTTACTGATGATGTGATGCAAGCACTCGATGAAGCAGCAGCACAGGAGTTCCGTTATGGCAGTTGAACTTAAGGACTATATCAGAACGTATGATGATGTAGTTGACTATGACTTCTGTCAAAAAGTTATTGAAGCATTTAATACTTCTGAATTTAAATATCTTGATAGAGAGCAGAGACCTTCATTCAATGAGTTGAATATTTCTCAAAAGTATCTTGCTAACGATCCTAAATGGATGAACCTACAGAATGATTTGCAGAATAGTTTTATAGATGCTATTGAACTTTACATGAAAGAGTTGGATTTAGGTCCAGACTTTCCATCAAACTATGCTTTTGAAGAGTATCGTATCAAAATGTACAATGCAAATCAATATGATCAATTTAAAGACCATGTTGATGTAGGTAATTACAACTCTGCTCGTAGATTCTTAGTCTGTTTTCTTTATCTTAATACTGTTGTTGCTGGTGGAGAAACAAATTTTCCTAAAATTTCTCATGCAGTTTCCCCAAAGTGTGGTAGAATACTTCTGTTCCCTTCCACTTGGCAGTACCGTCATGCAGGATTAATCCCTCTCTCGGATAAAAAGTATATTGTCGGAACTTATCTACACTACGTATGAATCTAGAAGTAACTATTATCAGCAATCTCATTTATAATGAGAAGTATGCTAGAAAAGTTTTGCCTTTTCTAAAGTCCGATTACTTCACTGCTCGTGAGCATAAGATTATCTTTTTGGAAATTCATGAATACATTAGTCAATATGATGCCTGCCCCAGTCTCAATGCAATTGGTATAGAATGTCAGGAACGAACTGACCTTACTGAAGACCAGTTTAAAGAAGTTATTCAAGTATTAAATGTCCTTTCCAATGATCCCACAGACCACGATTGGCTCGTTGATACTACAGAAAAGTGGTGTCAAGAGCGTGCGATCTACCTATCTCTTATGGAGAGTGTCAAGATTGCTGACGGGCAAGATACCAAGAGGGACAAAGGTGCTATTCCTTCGATTCTTTCGGAGGCACTTGGAGTATCCTTCGACCAACATGTAGGACATGATTATGTTTCAGATGCACAGGAACGCTACGACTTCTATCACCGCAAAGAAGATAAGATACCTTTCGACTTATCGTTATTCAATAAGATTACGAAGGGTGGTCTTCCTAATAAAACTCTTAACATCGCACTCGCTGGCACTGGTGTGGGCAAATCTTTGTTTATGTGTCATTGCGCTGCAGCGGCACTTCTGCAAGGTAAAAATGTCCTCTATATCACGATGGAGATGGCAGAGGAAAAAATCGCTGAACGTATTGATGCAAACCTTTTAAACGTTCCGATTCAACAACTTGGAGATCTTCCACAGGTAATGTTTGAAAAGAAGATTGCAAATCTTGCTAAGAAAACTCAAGGCAAATTAATCATCAAAGAATATCCTACGGCATCTGCTCATGTTGGACATTTTAAGTCTCTTGTTTCTGATCTTGCTCTTAAGCGGAGCATTAAACCCGATATTATCTTTGTGGATTACCTTAATATCTGTGCTTCCGAGAGATATAAAGGGAGCATTGTCAACTCCTACACATACGTCAAAGCAATCGCAGAAGAACTTAGGGGTTTTGCTGTGGAGTGTAACGTTCCTATTATCAGTGCTACGCAGACCACTCGTTCAGGTTATGGTAGCACTGATGTTGACCTTACTGATACTAGTGAATCCTTCGGCCTCCCTGCTACTGCTGATCTTATGTTTGCCCTTATTAGCACGGAGGAGCTTGAGGGAATGAATCAAATCATGGTCAAGCAATTGAAGAATAGATATAACGACACTACTTCCTTCAAAAGATTCTGTGTAGGTATTGACAGGGCGAAGATGAGGTTGTATGATGTTGAGGAATCTGCACAAGACGATCTCGTTGATTCGGGTCAACCTGAGCAGCAGATTGATTTAGTTCAAAAGTTCACCGCAAAGAAAACATTTCAAGATTTAAAGTATGACTAAAAGAGTAAACACTGATGCCTATTTGGAGTTCGTTAATGCAGTCACATCGAACGAAAGTAAAGATTATGGTTTCTTTAACTGTCGCCTCCTTGAGTTACAAGAACAGGGTTTTGAAACACAAAGACTTCTAACTGCTGCTGTAGGAATGTCTGCTGAAGCAGGTGAGTTTACTGAGATTGTAAAGAAGATTATCTTCCAAGGTAAACCTGTTAATGAAGAAAATCTATTTCACATGAAGCGTGAACTTGGAGACATCATGTGGTATGTTGCACAAGCATGTATGGGACTCAATATTTCTCTCGATGAAGTCATTGAGATGAATGTAGACAAACTCAAGGCACGTTATCCTGGTGGAGAGTTTGATGTCCATTATTCCGAAAACCGTGTTGAGGGAGACTTATGAAAACGGATTTTACACAAGATGCACTTTGGGATCAAATTGCAACCCTTGGGTGGGATGTAAGACATGATGATATTGTACTTGAGGTTGGTGGTACAGTAGTCTCTGGTATCCATCAAGGTGAAGAGTATAATAAGAAGTGGGCGACACCTTATGGTGTTCGTAAGTATAACAACGATGCATTCATTGTTATTAAGAACCTTTCGCGTACTCCATTTGAATCATCTAAACCTATGGATAGAGAACATAACCCTCCTCATTCAAATGAAACTGTCGAACCTCAAGATATTACAGTCAATATGGATGGCGGTGTAGGTGGATCATGGGAAGTCAAGAAAGAAGCATAACTTATCGTGTTTAGTCTTTGGATTCACATAAGAGCATTCTTTTCTGTTGTAGTGGTGAGTTGTGCTCACCCTGTCAACTGGGAGCAGTGTATTCGTGTGGACCAATGGTTATTACCTGAGGTTGTCCAGGGTTATAAACTCTGGACAGGACAAGAAAAAATATATGAAAAAGAAAAGGATTATCTAAATAGTTTGGATGATTCCATAGAGTAAGATGGCAACTAACGCTAAAGAAACTGCCAAGCAGGAAAATGGTTCTAGGTATTTCTTTGAGTCGGTAATTGAGAGAGGTAAAGAACCTACTGATGCTGAAATGAAAAAAATATATGATGGGTTTGGTGCAGAATGGAGAATGACATATACAAAACAAACAGCAGCATTAAAAAAATATTTGGGTGGTAGTAAGGGGTATGAGTATTCCAGAGACAATGGAATAATGCCTTACATTGAAGAAATTGCTAAGAAAGAATGTGGTGTATCTGTGAAGGACCGTTGGAATCCTATGGATATTGTTCTTGTTAAAAAGAGTTTGAAGAATGTTGTGCAAGGTACAATTCGTGAGTTAACAAATATTGATGGTATGTCTAAGGATGCTAAACTTACTCTCCTTAATGCTTATATGAGAGATGCTCTTAGAGAAAAGGTTTTGATTGGAGTTTCTCTAAAAGCAATTGCAGCAAAAAAGAAAACTGCATCTGCTGAAGTTGCAAATGCTGGTGGAGCAGCTGGACAACCTGCTCAAATTGATGCAGTGAAAGGATCTTTAAAGTGTACATTAACTCTTGGAAGGAAAAAGAATTACTTGTTTGATACAGGTGAACTTGGATTTGATATGCAAACTCAGAAGGGTGGACAAATCCATGGTCAATCTAGAAACTTTCAATACTCTAAAGAAAGAAATCTTGTACAGACCGACTTAACACCTAAGGGTAAAGATGCTGGTGCTAAGTTAGGTAAGGTATCAAGTGTTGCTTTGGATAAGTTTTTAGGTAGTTTGAGTCTTGAGCGTCCAACTTCAGCAGCAAAGCATCGTCACATTCCAGCTGTAGGTAAGTGGAATGATGCTGATAAAAAATATTGGATTAGTTTGTATAATAAGTTAAAGAATACTGGCGTTGATTTTGGTGAGGTTGCTGTATATGAAAACAATCAAAAGATTGCCGAGGGATTTGAATCAGTTTTAGACTACGCCATTAATTATGAAACTCAAAAGGCAGATAGAAGTTCTGGTGGTAGATTTTCTTCCAAACTAATTGCCATGGAATGGGCACATATATGGGTGCAGATTGAAAAGAAAAAGAAGACTAGAGAATGGTGTACCTCATTATATTATGGTGCTAAGAAAGAATTTGGAGACTCTAACGGACCTTTCCTCAAGATCTACTGACACCCTAAGAACTGTCACACCCCTGGTTGCGACTGCCTTCTGCCATGCTATAATATGTGTATAGACAGAGGACGAATGCCAAACAAACACCTTGAGCACCTAGAGGATTCCATCTTTGATGGTCGTCGTGTTGCTCTTGCTGCTGTCAAGCAGGCACTGACTGTCAAGAAGGTCAGCGTCAAGTGGGACGGTGCTCCTGCTATCGTGTTCGGCACTAACCCTGCCAATGGTCAGTTCTTTGTGGGCACCAAGTCTGTATTCAACAAAAAGAAAGTTCTAATCAACTACACCTATGAGGACATTGAGACGA